ACTATACCCATATCCACCGTTTTCTAATTCATATTCAATTTGTCCTGTAAGTTTATCTTGCAATCCAGTAACAATAACTTCACCGCCAGCTCCATATTCTGAATTAAGAGAATACTTATCACCAATTTTATTTCCTGTTGTCCCTCTTATTTCATTATCTAAATCAATTGTAATCCCATTAAGCGAACCATTTATTCTACCAAATGAAACAACTTCACCATTAATGTTTGTAAAAATATCGTCGTATTTTTCAAATTGTCCTTGAACTTCATCGATATAAATGATAGGTGTTTTAATACCATTTAAAATAATAAAGTTAATTTTAGAAACTGCAGCTTTTGCTTCTGAAGCTGAACCTGTAATATTACGTGATATTAAATCTGCGTATGTATATTCAACATCGGTTTTTGATAAAAAGTAATTATCATTAGGAAACATTTGTAAGTAAATACCTTGTTTCCAAACACTGTTAGAAACTTTAAGCATCCTTTTAGCAGGATAGATAATATCAGTATCATATTCTCTATAAAAAATAGAGAAAAATAATTCTATACCTGCGGGAGTTCCTTTGCGTCTATAAAGATCTAAAATATTTTTAACGAGAATATTTACTACATTAGTTTGTAATTTAAGGTCTGCAAGATATTTCTTTTGAAAGAATATAAGCATTGACTTAAGAGTTGTATCAACATCTTTATATTCGAACATTCTTCTCGAATTATAATGAGATTGTTTTGAATCACTCTCAAGCCATTTATAATAATCTCTAGCAAGTTGTACAAGCTCAGGACCATCTTCCCTATAGATATTAGGAAATTGCTGATTGATAAAAAATGCTATATCCTTTTGTACATCCATTAGTACATTCTCTTTTTAAAAATTAATAACTTCCACCACTAGAGACTGAGCTTAATGAGCCTATAGTAGAACTTGAAGTAATATTGCTTGGTGATGTTTCTTCTTCTAACGTCATATTTACAACAACATCGTTATCTCTTATTATAAACACTCGTCCTTGTGGTGCTTTAATATCAGCATTACGAGGTCTTACCATAATTTTAATTCCAGAACCGTTATAAGATTCTACAACGAAGTTTGTAAGTTTAATTAAACCTGTATTATAATCAACTACTCCGGCTTTCGGATTTACAATCTGTGGATTAGTTGCGTCATCTGTGACAGTCATCATATTTCCTACACCATCATCAGACAAATAAACGCAAACTCCTGCGATATCAAATGGACTTGATTTAACTGCTGGTTTAAAATCTGAAAAACCATTTGCTGCTCTATATGGGTATGGCTTTATTAATGGTGTTTCAAATTTAAATGATGGAGCTGCTTCTACATTAACAACAGGTGAATATTCTATAATAGGTTGAATAACAATATCATTACTTTGAATACCAGAATCCACATCATCGATTATACCTGAAAGTTTAGATTCTCTTAATGTTCTATTAAAGTTTTCAAGCTTATCGTCGGAATATGTTTGTATTGCGTTTCTAATAAGTTGTTCAAGCTCACCAGGACTTTTATCTGTTAATTTATTACTATATGTTGCATTTACAGTAATATCAGCATAATAGAATTTAGTTTGAACAAAGAATGGTTCAATACCTAATGGGCTTTTATCTGAAAGATATTTAATATAAGCATTCGCAAGCGTAGAAGATATAAGTGTTGTATTATCTGATATGTAAACTGATATCGCAACTTTACCGTATTGAGGCGGATCAAGTTCTTCACCACCGTAAGCAGATACCGCAGTAATTTCTGGGAATGCTTGTTGTAATAAAACTTCATAATCACTATTAGTTACTGCACGTTCTTGAATTTGTAAAGCTTTAGGAGCAAAGTATCTAATTGATTCCATACTTTCTCTTTCTTCACCACCCTGTGCCGCTTCAATTGTTTCAATACTAATTGTAGCTCCATCAATAAAAGATGCTGAGAAACTATTTGCACCATTGGCTTCAGCACCTGAACAAATACGATATCTTACACGAACATCTTCGTATTCTTCTGGCTGCAAACCAAATTCATTTTTACCAAAATAAATTGAGTATCTATCATCAAGATAAGGTTCTAAATAGAATACTGGGTCTGTCGCTTTAACACCATAAATGGTTGTTGCTCTTGTAAATACGTTTTGGTCTTCAGTTGCTTCTGCGTCGACGAATACAACAAGTGAATCCGTATCAACTTCATTATTTGTAAGTTGAACTCTTAATACGCCATCTTCATCAACAATAAATCCTTCTCTTTGGAATGATGAAAGCATTTGTCCTTCTAAAATTTCTACGTCTTCTGCAATATAAACACCAGGTGCTGTACGTCTTGCAACGTATGATTTATCTGTTACAAAATTAAATAAATCACCTTGGAAGTTTGAAGTAAAATTTGAATATGTAGGAATGGTAAGTGTTGATGCAGTTTCATATTCATCTGTAATTGTTACACGAACTTTTGCTCTTGCGCTTTTGCGTGATCTTGGAATATAGTTTAATTCTTTTGCATGAGAAACGATTGAGTTCTTTAAGACGGCCGAGTCAAGAAACATTTCGTTAAGAGCCATGTTAGTATAAAAGTTATTTTGGAAAGTATTAAATGCTAGAACATCGAGAAATGCACTGAGGTTAGAACCTTCAAAATTATAATCTTTAAATTGAGTTTGTGTACTGAGATAAGTTCTCAGTTGTGTTTTAATTGAATCGAAATCCAATTCTGTTATAGGTGTTTTTACGCTGGCCATCTTACCTTATCCTTGTTAAAATTAAATCCAAAGTGACTGGAATATCTGAATTTCTTACATAAAATCTTATTACTACATCTACTCTATTATCGTCAATACTTGAACTTACAGTTACATCAATTAACTGAGCTCGAGGCTCATAAGTTTTAATTGTAGTTTCTACTCTGCTTTTAATAAGATTTAGTGTTCCTGGTGTAATATTTTCAAATAGTAAACCTCTTATGCCTCCACCAATATATGGTTGCATCAATCTTTCACCAGGATCTGTGAGTACTAAATTTTTTATAGATTCTTTAACGGCGTCTTCATCTTTAATAAGCGCTAAGTCTTTAGAGATAGGACTAATAGTCAGATCTTTCTTAAAATCTGAATATAAGTTCTGCTTTTTAGTAGCAGGTGTTTTAATATCTATTGTCATACTACTGGCAACTCTCTTAAGTCTAAATGAATATGCTCGTCATATTCTACAACTGTTTTAAAACCATGTTTATAAGCAGCTTCAGTGAATGCATTAACATCATCCATGTCCTTTTTAATATCTATAACCAAACCGCTCAAGTGACTGTTATCTGGATCATTTTCTTGTGCTTCATTCCATTCTTTACTTACCCAGCCATCAATAATTTCGTATGTTCCACCTATATCATCTCTTATTCTTGTCAGATATACTTTTACATCTAAATCAATTTTAAGATAGGCATTGATTCCGACATTATCATTATGAAATGGATCATCTTCCCCACGTGCTACTTTTAACCATTCGTGTGTTCCTTCATATACTTGACCACATTTTGGAATGTTTTTATATTCAGCAGCAGTTATAGGTTTAATAGTAACAGGTTGTTCTCCTGTAGGAGTAATTCTTCTTCTACCTTCATCTTCCCAAAGCGCTCTTAAACTATTTATGGATTCTTGTCGTTTTTCTTCTGAAAACCTTATGCCTCCATTTCTTATAGCTGTTGATGAATTAACATTTGAAATTGCTTTTAATCTATTAACAATGCGCGAATATCTAAATCCATAATCGTCCATTGGTTTTTTAATATCTCTAAGTAATAATTCTATATTTGCAGCTAATGCGCAGAATCTAAACACCATGAATTGGATTTGTTCTAAATTTGGATTTTCAAAAAGACTTACCGCATAGTCAATTAGATTAGATAACTTTCTTTTAAGTTGGTCTTTATTTTCTTTTGTAAAGTTTTGACACTGAAGTTCTTTAATTGTCATTATTGCTTTAACGCCTTTAGCTTGGCCTGCTTTGATTTCACCTACTATTGCTTCAATATCAAAATTAGAAAGAGCATCTTCAACTTCTTGTATAATTTTATCGACAACTTCTAGAATTTTATCTTTAATTTCTTTAATGATTTTGTCTATAATCTGTTGTGCTGTGAGCTCTGTTAGTCCGTCATATGAACGAATTTTATCAATAAATGCCATCGCATCAGCAATAATTGCATTGACTTCATCAAGTAAATCATAGAAAGATTCTATTTGTTGAAAGATATTTTGCATGGATTGACAAAAGCCACCCATGATACTTTGCGCAAATGAATCTTTATAATATGCATCGAGTGTTCGAGCAAGTTTTACATAATCTCTTTCATTGACTATTCCATCAGGCGTATAATTTTTAACATTTAAAAAATCAGCACCTTCTAAATTTGTAATATTACCAGAGTTCCATCTTTTTTCTAAATCAGGAAAATCTCCTAAAGCACCTTGCATACGATTACGAAATGATCCATTTAAATAATTAACTGAATCATAGAAAGCATTACCAAATTTATTTTCTGCAATTTGAATCGGATTATTTTCCGCTTCTTTAAGCATATTATCAGCAAGTTCTTGTGCAAATACATCAATTTGGTTTAAAGTATATGCACCTTCGGAATTTACCGTAGGCCCAGTATTAGATAATAATAATCTATTTCTTACTGTTTGATCTGTATTGTCTACACAAGTC